TCCAAAATTTTTACATTTATAGAAATGCCATTTGAATTTATTAACGCCGGTTGTTTTAGAGTAGTCATGAACGAAGGCCCACCTACTCACAAGGTATACGATATGGATGTTCCCGGAAATTACCACATTGATGGAACAGCGTTAGCTTTTGTAGACGGCCATGTTGAGACAAAGCGCTGGCTAGACGAGCGGACAATAGAGGCTCAGGTGAAATATCACATCGATGGGTCTAATTTCAAATATGGAATAAGAAGAGCATATGGGAATGATGACATAAAATGGCTAAAAGACAGGTCTACAACCAAAATAAAAAACTTTAAAGCGCAAAAATGGCGATGGTTCGGGTGGGTTCATGGGCTAGCCAGACAAATGCGTCCGCAAAATGCAAGCGTACAGGGATACGATGTTTACAAACATCACGGGAGAACAGACTCTTGGGGATGGTATTGGAATCATGAATGGTAATATAAATAATAAAAAAGGTTTTAGTCTAATTGAGTTGTTAGTGGTCATTGCAATTATTGCCATACTGGCCGCTCTCCTACTTCCTGCTCTTTCGTCCGCAAAACAGACCGGATGGCAAGCGGAATGTATAAATAATCAACGTCAACTTAATCTTGCTTACGCAGAGTTTGCAGCCGATCACGAAGACAGGTTCCCTTACGCTTCGGCTTGGGCAGGTGAGCCTTCTGGTATGTGGGCATGGGTATCTGACAGTATGAGCGGTAACGGAGTTTGGGGGCAGACCGACAGGCCCTTGTTTTTTTCACCCTTGAAGCCTTATGCAGGAATGGGGATATATCATTGTCCCGGTGACAAGTCGACTGTGCGAGTGCCCGGTCCCATTTCTGACACACTTAAGCCTGAAATTGTTAATAGGCCTCGTTCTTATAGCGTGAACCTATTTGTCGGCGGTTGGTCTGGTTGGCCGTGGATATCAGATACGCAGTTTAAAATTCATCACACTTATGATGACGTATACAGTCCTAGCGAGTTATTTACTTTTATCGAAATGCCAGCTCAATCAATCAATGCTGGTAACTTCAGAGTAGCGCCAATTCTCAAAGGAGGCGAGAGCTTCTTTTCTCAAGACTGGCCCGGGGTTTACCACAATAACGGATCAGTGGTTTCATTTGTTGATGCTCATGTCGAGTTTAAACGGTGGCTTGAGGACGACACAATAACCATATCATCCGAGGCAATGAGCCCAACAACCAACCAAGATAAGATAGTAAGTCCCAACAACAGAGACTTAGCTTGGCTCCGAGAAAGAGCGATCGTTCCCGACCCCAATAGCCATAAATGGTACGGAGCAATGGGCGGTATCGGCAGGTACAATAGAGTCTGGAATCTACGAGAAAAAAACGGGAGTATGTATGACTCTTGGGGCTGGTTTTGGAATGACACATGGGGCAGTCACCCAACATGGAAACCTTATCATGAATAAAGGGTTTACAATCATGGAACTATTAATTACTTTGTCTATTATATTGGTTTTGGTTGCGATGCTTTTATCTGCTCTCAGCAAAGCTAAAAAAGCCGCCCAAGCCGCCCAATGCCACAACTACAGAAGGCAATTAATTGTTTATTATTATACAGATGGACATGATGAGGACACTTCCGAAACAACTCCATCTTACACTAAGCGAGATTTAATGTTAGATCACAAAATGATTTCAGATAAATGTTACGAATGCCACGCTTCAGCGCCATGAAAAAACTATTACCATTATTATTTGCGGCTTCTGTTTTTGCAGAAGATAATCAATACCAATCTATTCCAAATAGAAACGCTTTCGACCTAATGGCCGATCAGCCAAAGCCAGCCCTGCCTCCAGTCTCAGAGATCCTTAAGCCCAACTTATACCTTACTGGATTAACACGCCTTAATGGCGTCAGGAAAGCCCACCTAGTTCTCAGAAGAGCTGGCCAACCTGACAAATTCTTATCTCTCAATCTAAACAGTGAGCAAGATGGAGTAGAATTAAAAAAAATATTAAATGAGTCTATTTTAGTTTCAAATAATGGACAACAACAGCTAATTTCTTTTGAAAACAATAGGCTACCGACAATTATAACAAAGCCTGTTAGCGTCTCTAAAACAACAGCTATAAAAAAAGATAAAAAAGACGATAAAAAAGACGATAAGAGCAAAAGACCCCCTGCAGGACCTAGTGTTATAAAAGTCCCATCAAGAAATAGGGGGATTACTGATCCAAGAATGCAGAAAGCGATGGAGAGAGGGTTAGAATACCTTAACAAAATGGAAGACAGCGACAGGAAAGAGTACCTACTTAAAAGAATAGAAAGCCTGCAATCTGGACAGCATCAAATAAAGGTTAACATAGATCAGAACGAAAGACGACGCCAGTACGACGAATGGAGAAAGAGGCGCGATAGTAGATGAATATAGAAAAAGACAAACTAATTGAATTTGTTAATGTTGTCAACGAATGTTGCGAAGTTATGCCCGACGACAAAGTAGCCGATTGGCTACTCACGCCAAACTCAGACCTAAATATGGAAATGCCTATAGAACTAATAAAAGATGATGTCGGAATGGAAAAAGTCTATAGGCTTCTTTATTTTATAGATATCGGAGAAGCTGATCTGTGAGTCCATGTAGTAAATGCAAAAAAGTGTTTGAGGAAATAAACTTGACATGGAAGCAAGTTAAGGGTAATATAAGGGTATATTGTAATGAGTGCCTTAGCAAAAGCAAAAAAAGTAGATAAAGATTGGGGCTATGAAATATGGATGGCCAACAACAAAGAAGAGAACTATTGTGGAAAAATTTTATATATCAAATTCGGTCATTCAACCTCAATGCATTTTCATCAAAAAAAGCATGAGACTTTTTATATCCTAGAAGGGGCCTTGGACGTAGAGATTATTGATACTATCACCACAGATAAATACGTAAAGACTATCAATGAGGGAGAAGTATTTGTTTTAGACAGGTTAATGCCTCACAGACTAATACCAAAAGGCGGAGATGTTAAATTTGTAGAAATTAGCACTTTTCATGAGGATTGCGACAGCTACAGAGTTTACCGCAAAGCCCCAGAGCAACTTTCAATTACATAAAATATGTTTATAGAACTAACAGAAGTAGTACTAGACCGCTTAACGACGTATGCGAGTGAGCCCAAAGAGAGAAAAGTATCTATTAATACCACTAAGATTCAAAGTTTTTGGACCGACGCATCCGGTAACACAGTTTTGCAGATGAGAAAAGATCAAATAAAAGTAAGAGAAACCTTTGAAGAGGTAAAAGATGCCATTCAAAAAAACTAGCCCCATACCAAGGGGAGCAACCCACGTTAAGATAGTTACGCCAGAAGGCAAGACCGCCGAGTCTGATGTAAAAAACATAGATTGGGTTTTTAGTTATCCCTTTAGGTGTCCCGGTAAATTAATATTTTTAAAAAAAGAAAAAAAAGGATTTAAAGAATTGGATTCGATTGACTTTGATGGTGTGTGGCCACCTCAAAAAGAGCCACAAGTAATAACATAATAAATAATAAAACATAATGAATGAGTTCTTAAGTTATAAATATATGATAACTCCCGGAGTCTTAAAGGTCCTGAGTTATATCGCTATGGTTGGCTGCGTTATTGTTGGCCTTTTTACGATGAAGTTAGATCTAATCAGCGGCATCAGTACGGCTGTTCTTGGCCCAATAGCAGTTCGAATATACACCGAATTGATGCTGGTCATATTCGAGATACACAGCGAGTTAAAGAGCTTAAACAATAAGTAGACCTAAACCGGGCCTTTAGCTCAGCGGTTAGAGCAGTCGACTCATAATCGATTGGCCGCAGGTTCAAATCCTGCAAGGCCCAGATTTTATGCCCCGATAGCTCAATTGGATAGAGCATCTGCCTTCTAAGCAGAGGGTTGCCGGTTCGAGTCCAGCTCGGGGTGCCATGAACATACTAACTCAAGTAGAATTAATAAAGTTAAAATTTAAAATTAAATATGTATATCAAAAAATATTTAAGCGTGGTAGCTCTCTTTGCGATTGTAGCACCTGCTCAAGCAGAGGAGCTTAAGTTATTGGGTCGTACCGTTATTTACGAGAACGGCAGTTGGGTAAATCCAGACGAACCAAAGTTTGAGGCCCAAAAGCCTTCTACTTGGCTCAAGAGGAATTACGTTCGTCACTATATGCAAGGCTCTCAAGAAATAACCGATTCAATCATTAAGATTGATTGGAAAAAGTTCAAGGAAGCCGGAAAAACCGGAGAGAAGGTTAAGCTTAACGAGGTCGTATCTTTATTTAAATTTAAAAATACGATTAAAGCAGTTAAAGAACACCCAGAAGCGGTAGCGGTTCCTGTCGGCATGGCTGCTGGCTCTGCTATTGAGGGAGGAAGAGGCACGGTCGTAGCAACTATTGGCTTAGCTAAAAACGTGCTAACGACTACCCTTAAAATCGTTAAGTTTGTAAGCACTCCTGTTAGAAAGATTATACCAGTTAAAATTGAGTCCCCACCTCCTAATAACTAAAGAAATATTAAGCAGGCTAAAGAACAAAACTTATTGCAGAGTTCAGCCTTCTAAAACTCATGGAGTAGGGGTATTTGCGATCAAGGAGATTCCCTCTGGGGCTTCTCCTTGGTCCACCCCTAACCACCATTTCTTTGGCGGCACTATTAGGCTAGCCAGTCACGAAATAAGCAAACTTGATGAGCCGGTGCGAAAGATGTTGCTGGACTATAACCTACTAAGCAACAGAGGTTTATTCGTTCATCCTTGTGAATTAGAGGTTTTGCACATAACTCAGTTTTTAAACGCTTCCACCGACCCTAATATAGAGCTAGACACAGAGAGGGAAGACCCCTTTAAGACTATTAGAAAAATAAAAGTGGGAGAGGAATTAACAGTAGATTATCAAAAAGATTTAAAAAATGCTAATTGTGAGTATAACTATAAAAACTATGAATAGGTTATACATTATTTTCGTATCTATTATGTACATGAAAAGAAAACAATACGACATCCTCCCAACAAACGTAGAAGGTGAAGACTATATGGTCTGGTTCTGGTGATGAAAATAGCTTTAACAAAATCTAGCATAGCCCATGTAAACTTTGCCGGAGAAGCGAAAGTCTCCATTATTAGTGACAGCGAAGAATCTTCTGACTATTTTGTAAAATGGTTTAGAAGAAGAAATCCCTTTGAAGAATATGAGTTCATAGGGGAAATGGTGGTCACAACTGGTACATGGGGAAGCCATTTCTTCGAAGAAATAGAGCAATGGAAGGTAGAGTTTTGGAAAGATGATAAGTTAATTCGCATTTTTGACAACCATCTAGCCAATAAAGACGTTATCCTAGTAGCGAAGGGAAAAGAGGGCAAAGCCGTGGACTTTGAATTAGTAAAAAAGTATTGCACAGAGAAAGTGAACGAGTTCAATTGTAACCTAAAAGTATATTTCGAAGGGAGCTCTTCTTTTGACTTTTCCAACTTAAACTTTAATCCCCTAAGGTTAAACGACGACATTCCAGATATGTATTATGGATTAGAGAAGGAGTTTTAATATGAGTAACCTAATTTACACAAGGGAAAAATCGCTGTCAAGTGAGGTATGCGATAAAATCATAAATAAGTTCGAGGAATCCCAACACAAAGGTGAGGGTGTTTCTGGCAGTGGAGTGAACCATTCAATCAAAAGGTCAACAGACTTGATGATCCACGATCAGCTAGATGACAAAGACTGGGCTTACATATACGACTACCTCAGAGAAGAGTTATTGCACTCTTTAGTCGAGTATCTCTCAAAATATCCTTGGAGAACCATGAAATGTGGGAGTAAACCCGGGTTTTCTAGCAAACTTTGTCTCGTCAGAACAGCTCAAGGCAGATTTGGAGCAGTTCGGCTTGGAAATCCCCATATGCAAATACAAAAATATTCAGACGGCGGGGGGTATTACGCTTGGCATTACGAACAGTTTAACGAAGACCCCACCATGAAAGACAGACTGATGGCTTTTATATGGTATCTAAATGATGTCAAAGAAGGAGGAGAAACAGAATTTATGTTTCAAAACTTTAAAATCAAACCAAAGGCTGGTGCATCTGGCCTATTCCCAGCGTATTGGACACATCTTCACAGAGGTAATCCCCCCAGCAAGGGAGAAGAAAAATATATCATTACTGGCTGGATAGAGAGCCTTAACGAGGAAAATGTTTCTCGAGAGTTCCCTCAAGATTATTTTGTATAAAGAACAAAGCAAATACATAATTACTGGCTGGATTGAAAGAATTGAACCAGAAAACGCCTCAAGAGAGCTTTCTGAAGATTTTTTTGTGTGAAGGTGCTAAAGCACAGTTCCCCTATAATAATCCCCACCTCTAGGTTTAGCAGCTTGGAGGATTATTTGTCTTCACTATCCAAGTCTAGCAGACAGGACTTAAAAAAGACATTAGACTTTAATAAAGATTTAAACTACAGTAAAGTTGATTTTAACCCAGAACAATGCAGGGGCTATATGGACCTGTGGGCTAGATGCAACAATTGGAGCTGGGGAGATTGGTATTCAGACAAAGAACTTCAAAGTTTGCACGACAGAGGCGTACTACAATGTTTTAGTTGTGGCATAGCATATCATTTTGTTTTAAAGTGGGATAACTATATATATTGCAATGCTCCGCTTTACGACACTAATTCTTGCAGGACAGCAGAGGTTTCCAAATGGATGTGGGCTAAGCTTGTTGAGTATTGTATTGAGAATCAATGGGTAGACTATATTGATTTAATGGGGCCGGAAAATCTCAAAACTTTTGGTGAAGTAATTTCAAATAGACAGCACACAAACGAGTCTGGAGATTTTGGCTATAAATGGAAGTTTGTCCCTAAAGTTATAAAAGAAGGACAGGACAAAAGTCTAAATCACCTAGAAATTGTTTCTGATGAAACTTTTGTTTGGAAAGGTATTCATCTCCCCCCTAGGCCTACTAAACTTTTGGTGATAGCTCATCCAGATGACGAAGCTATATTTTTTGGCGACTGGTTACTTGAAAACGCATATGAAACCAAAGTGGTTTCGTTGACAGCCTCAATGGACTATGATGTATGGCACAAGGAAAAGCATGAGACTAGGTATTATGAGTTTCAAAATTGCATGAAAAGAGCTGGAGTGAAATACTTTGAATGCTTAGGCATGGAAACTCCTACTTTAGACCCTCTTCAATACAGAGATGATTATAAAAATGTTTTAAAAAGAATTAACCGAGAAACAGACTGGCAACAAATAGTGACTCACAATCAATATGGAGAATACGGGCACATACAACATGTGGAAACACATGATCTAGTGAAAGACATTTTCCCAAAAGATAAGATATATATTTACAAAAATTCAAAAGAAAAATTACTAACAGAAAGAAAACAAATACTACTAGATGAGTATCCCAGTCAGCAAAAGTATTGCATAAATGAAATGAGAAGTAGCGAGTGGACAGGCTCCGACTGGTATAAACACACTGTTGATAAAAATATGATTGATTACGAGTCTTTAGAAAAATTAACAGAATCCAAAGACTCTTTGTTAATAACTCTCTATTGGGGAGGCGACGCAGATCACTATACGTTTGACTTTGTAAAGGATCTTTCTGGAGAGCTAGAGTGCAGAGGCCACCAAGCCGCAGCATCAAGAGTCTTAGAAAGCTGGCCTCGGAACCCTGATGTTTTAATCGTATTTAGAAAAAAAGATGCTATGGAGTGCATAAACAAAAACATACCATTTTTTTTCATGATTAACGACGAAACTCTTTTAAACGAACAAAAGTTTGAGGAATACGGTCAAATTGTTGATAAATCAATAAGAAGTTTTACTCAAAGCTGGAAGATGCGAAACCAGATAGGAGACAGAATAAATTTAGTTTGGGTTCCTAGGCACAGAATATGGCATATTTTAGCAAGGAAAATAGAAGCTCACTTATACATGGGATTGGTAGGCAATGATTAAAATAAAACAGAATAAAAAATATTTAGTAACCGGAGGCAGCGGTTTTCTAGGGGAGGAGCTTATCAAAAGAATACTAGACGAAGGCGGCAAAGTCATAGTAGTAGCTAGAAGTGAAGTCGGTTTAATAAAAACTAAGCAAAGCTTTCCAGATATTGAATATTACACTGGAGATATAGCTGACAAATTTACCTTGAAAAGATTCACAGACATTCAAGGTATATTCCATCTAGCTGCATTCAAGCACGTTGGCTTAGCAGAGACTCAAGCTAGAGAATGTACTCTATCAAATGTAGTGGGTTCTTTGAATATGCTAGAGCACGCAGTAGACACAGGAGTAGAATTTGTTCTAGGTATTAGTACAGACAAGGCGGCGCAAGTCAAGGGAGTTTATGGAGCCTCAAAGCTAATAATGGAAAGGCTTTTTGCTCAGTTTGAGAAAGATTTCCCAGAGATTAAATTTCGCACAGTCCGATACGGTAATGTTTTATACTCAACAGGATCAGTTCTCTGTAAATGGAGAGAGCTACTTAAAGAAGGCAAGGAGGTTATAGTTACTGAGGCAGGAGCCACTAGGTTCTTTTGGACTATAGATCAAGCAGTTGACTTGGTTTTCGATTGCATGGAAAACGCCATCGACTGTGTTCCTTATTTACCAGAGATGAAGTCAATGAGTATTGGTAATCTTCTAGAAGCAATGGCGTCTAAATATTTACCAAAAGGAGCTGAACTTAAAATCAAATCTATTGGTCTCCAACCGGGAGAGAATCTTCACGAAAGAATATTTGAAGATGGCCCAGCGTCCGACGAAGTTCAAGAGTTTACAGTAGAGGAGATAAAAGAGCTCATATGAGCAAAAAGAAACCAAAGACAAATAAGGGTTGGTATTATAAAAATGGTAAAAAAGTTTCTACTAAAGAGAAGCATAGCGAAACTTATAGCAATGAAGTATATAAGTATGTAAAAGAAGGCGGCGATCTAGGTGGAGCAGGCAAAGGTGATTCCGATAGGACTAAAAACAGGCAAGTTTATAGAGATAACTACGAGGAGATATTTAAAAAATGAAAGTTGCGATTTGCTTTGCAGGGCTACCATATTATGTAAAACAAAACCAAAGATACTGGCAACAAATAATTAAGAAATACGATGCCGATGTTTTTGCTAGCCTTTGGGACGAAGAAAATGTATATCAAGAAGGAGACACTATAAAATCATTTGTCGAAGCCTACAAGCCTAAAGAACTAGAAGTAGAGAACCAAAAAGCTTTTGACCGAAGCTTCGCCTCGATAAACGAAGAATACGAATCTTCTCCTAAATACTTTAATCAAGCTATGCACTTTGCCCAGAAAAACGGCAGAGTGTATTCAATGTTATATAAAATATGGAGAGCGAACCTAATGGCGTCCGCCGGAGACTACGACGTTATAGTTAGAGCCGAGGTCTGTAGTTCGTACCCAGACTTGAATATAGTTAATGAAGACGCCTTAAGTATACCCTACTGGCATCATGTATATAACCTAGGCAACTATAATACAGTAAATTTAAACAACTGGGTTGCTTTTGGGCCTCCTTATATAATGGACTATTATTGTTCTGCTTTTTTAAAATTAAGAAAATATTATAGCGAATGTTTAATTCACCCTGTCGAAAGTATAATAAATTATCATTTAATGCAGAGACCAAATATGAAGTTGAGATTGTTTTTCAGTAGAATATTTAGAAAAGGTGTGCTTAATTGGAATGGCGGCAAGTACAACGCAAAAGAGGTTTTAAATAACCCTTGGGTTACATGGGTTAGTAGTGTATTAGGCGGTCAAGATGACAAAACCCATGCTGACGAATATTACAAGGGAGCCAATACGTTTGATACTTCTTTACGGTTTAAAGAAAATCTAGATCTACACTCTATGTCCGATAGCCCTATCGAAATAAAAAAACCAGATCAACCTGACTGTAAAGAAAGCTCTTATCACAGCGTACATAAGTTTGACTCAAGAAAAAAAGCTTTAAATGATTTTAATAATCCATACCAAGATGAAGATGGCAATTGGAATACTGACGAGAACTGGATGCACGACGATTCAAAAGCTACACAACAGCACGAAAAAGCATTATCAAAAAAACAAAAGAGTTGACGTTTAATTAAGTTTTTGATATAATAAGTATATGCCTAGAAAGAAAAAGGTAAAGTCTGATATGGGGAGAAGGTACGAAGCTGCCTACGAAAAGATTTATAAAGAATACCCGCTTTGGAAAAAACAAGCAATAGAAGAAGACTGCCCAAGGATGACTAAGAGATTAGCCAAAGAGGTCGTAGAACTTGCAGAGTTAGAAGATGTAAAGGAATGCTAATATGTATTATTTAGCTGACATAGATTCATTAGAACGAGAAGATAATAACTTAAAACTAAACGATTATTATATTTTTGATAAAGCATTCTCAGAAGAAGAATGCTTAAAAATAACTAGAGAGAACAAGGAGTCTAACCTAGTAGACTTCACTGATAATAATTTTTGGATTTATAACAGGCTATGTGATTTTGTAAGAGAAGCAAATAATGACTCTTGGAAGTTTAATATAAATGGAATCTCTGATCCATTGATACTTGAGTCTTTTACAGAGAAAAATTCGTATACTCCAAGATCGGACATAGCACGAAACTTCTTTGATGATCGCAAGCAATACAGCAAGATCAGTTTTCATATCTGCCTGTCTAAGCCCGAAGATTACGAAGGCGGAGAACACCTTATACATAATAGCGGTACTCCTGTCTACGCAAATAAAGAGCTTGGGACTTGCTTATTTTTCCCTTCGTATATGATAAGCGGAGTAACCCCAGTTACAAAAGGTAGTAAGCGTTGGCTGCGAGGCTTCTTCTTCGGCCCACATTTTAAGTAGTTATGAATAAAAAAGCTGCGCATATATGCCATTATATTTCTAAAGAACTTCGTTCAAATAATATAGATATCTGGCTTGAGTACGGCTCCGCTCTCGGAGCAATAAGAGATGGAGGGATACCGGAGGGAGATGACGACATCGACATGGGGGTATGGGAAAAAGACTGGTCAAGTCTGGAGTCTGTCATGGAAGAAGGCCCGTCTTATAGCTATAAATATAATTTTATTAACTGTTTTTCTGGAGGAAAATTCTTAACCATAACTAACAACGAAAACGAAGAGGAGTTTAAGATAGATATATACTGTTTTAATACTAACGATAACCATGGTTGGGGAGGTATGGGTATAAGAAGTGCACCCTCAAACTACAAAAGAGCCTTTCGCAGTAAAGCTTACTATCAACAAAATCTTAAAACCATACAATTTGAAGGTTTTGAGTTCTTAATATCCAAGTATGCTGAAAAGTATTTAGATTATGTTTATAAAGATGTTGGGGGTATGGGGGTGGATTGGAGAACAAAAGTTGTTGCAGCCAGAGAAGTTGGCAACTGGGAAGGAGACATAAAGTCCTACGGGTATAGAGACCCAATCACAGGGTATACAGAGGGGGTCTTTGACTTGTACCACAAAGGCCATGTTCGCTTACTTCGAAAAATGAGAGATATATTTGATAAAGTTGTGGTCGCCGTTACACCAGACGAGATAGTAAAAACTTACAAGGAGCCGCCTATATTCTCTTACGAAGAAAGAGTAGAAATTATTGAAGCTTGTAAATATGTTGATGAAGTAATACTACCAGCAGAAGGCTCTATAACAACTATTGATTGGATGGAGGCAAATAATATAGATTATATTGTTCACGGTAATGCTCACGAAAGTTTTTTAAAAACTTGGTATTCAGAGGCTATGGAAGAGCATAGATTATTTTTATTAGACGAGACAAAAGATTATCATTCACAAGATATAAAAAGAAAAATACAAAATGTATCAATATAAAGCAAAATTAATAAGAGTAGTAGACGGCGATACAGTAGATGCGCTAATTGATTGTGGGTTTAGCACCTTTAAGAAAGAGCGTATTCGCTTATACGGTATCAACACGCCAGAGTGTAGGACTAGAGACAAAGAAGAAAAGAAGCTAGGTCTAGCAGCCAAAGCAAGACTCAAAGAACTCATAAAAGAAAATAAGAATGAGTTTATAGTTGAGACTAGAATAGATAAGAAAGGCAAGTTCGGCAGGCTACTTGGAACTCTATTCAAAGAAGTAGACTCATTTGATAGCTTTAATGATATTCTAGTTAAAGAAGGACACGCCACAGAATATTTTGGAGGTAAGAGATGAAATTAAAGAGAGAAATAATTGATATACTCAATAAGATACAAAAAGAAAACAAGCAAATAAACTTTGATAGCGAGGCCGCTAGAGAAGGTATTGCGGATGCCATAGCAAGAGACTTAAATAGAAGAAAGCCACGCTCACAGTATCGTCAGTCTGATGCAGGGAGTTTAATATTCTAATGAAGGTTATAGCGACAAACGGGTGCTTTGACTTGATTCACGCTGGTCATGTTTCTTTTTTGCGAGAAGCCAGAGAGCTTGGAGACCGCCTCATCGTTGGGTGCAACAGCGACCGATCAGTCAGGGAATTAAAAGGTTCTACTCGCCCTATAAATAACGAAAAAGACAGAAAGGCTGTCCTTGAGGCTATAAGGTGGGTAGATGAGGTTCGAATATTTGATGAAACGGACGCTTGTATTTTTTTAGAATCAATAAAACCAGATATTTATGTGAAAGGTGGAGACTACTCAGGTAATTGGGAAAAGAAATGCCCCGTGGCCACAAGGGAGAAGCTTACAGTAGAAAAGAACGGAGGAACAGTTAAGCTACTAAGCCTTACAAAAGGGAAATCTACAACATCGCTAATTGATAAGATAACAGGCCAACTAAATTTGCAGTACCTATGAAATATGAGTAAAAAAATGCCAAATAAACATAAGATTATATGGTGGTCTATTATATTAATTTTAATAATATTAAATTGTGTATTGGCGGCTAAGTATTCAGTGCCACATACTTGAATAAGTTAATAAAAAAATGCCAAATAACAAGATATTAGTAGTAGGAGAAATTTGCGATGACATATTTATTTATGGCTCTGCCTCTAGGCTTTGCCCAGATGTACCAGCTCCCGTCTTTAAACCCGACAAAGAAGTCAAGAACGAGGGCATGGCTGGCAATACCATACGCAATCTAGAGTCGTTAGGTCATAAAGTAGACTCCATAACGCAAATAAAGCCTATTAGTAAAACAAGATATGTAGACGAAAAACTTAATTATACTTTTTTAAGAGTAGACAATGAAGATACCATTGACAAATTTTACGATGGAGTAATTGATGATGAAGAAATATCAAGTTATGACGCAGTAGTTATTAGTGATTACAACAAAGGCTTTCTCTCAGAAGCAGATATTAGTCGTTTTTGCTCAAATAATAAAAACACATTTTTAGATACTAAAAAGTGCATAGGTTATTGGTGTAAAGATGTAGCCTATATAAAAATAAACACACCAGAATTTGAGGCCATTAAAAGTAGTATCAATCTTGAGGGATGGGTCGATAAGCTTATTGTTACCCTTGGCGACCAAGGCTGCGTGATGATGAAAGAAAAAGGTTTTCATTACTACCCTGCTGAAAAAGTAGATGTATTTGATTTGTCAGGTGCGGGAGACTCTTTCCTTGCAGCTTTAGTTGCGAAACAACTTGAGACAAATAATATAGATGAAGCAATAAAATACGCAAATAAGAAAGCCTCTGAGATAGTTCAGCAAAGAGGGGTAGGTGCAATTAGTCTTGATTATAAATAAAGATAGGTTAAATAACATGATAGAGCCAGAGTTCCATAAACCAGAAGAAGTTTTGCCGGATAATACTCCCGTCAGACAGTACACGATAAGACTCAGCGACAGGCAAGTCGAAACTCTTAATAGTATAAATTCTAGAAACTTTGCGGGAGTGACCCTTGCCGTGCGCTCAGAAGCGCAAGTGTTTTGTAGGATAGTTAATCAGATATGCGAATGCTACAAGCAAGATGAAAGCCTAGACAATTATGACTGAAGAAAGGCCAAATAATGACACATTAAATTGGCCATTAAATAGTGAGGTTGTGGATAGAGAATTTGTGAAAGAAAAAAGGCCAAATAAGAAAAATAAAAAGGAAACAAAAAGGGCCAAATAATTAGAGGGTAGTGTAATTTATTATGAATAACTTTTATATGGATAACATCGAATTAGAAAAAATAGATGCGAAACTAAAAAATGCAAATAATTTGCTTGACCAGATAATCGAAGGAGCCGAAACTCAGGATGAGTACCTAAAAGATTACTGGATTAGCAAAGCTCAAGGTGAAAAAGCAATCGGAGAGTCATTTGTGCTTTTCCATCTCAGGGTTTTAAAAAAACTTTTAAATGAATAAAAAAAACAAAAAGCCTCGAAAGACAATCAGAGAAGAACTAAATGAGAGTCACGACTTGATTCACGAAAGTCTTGCTTTTTGGGAAGAACAAATGAATGTAGTTATTAAAAAGATGGATGAAGCAGAAAAATATCCTGACTGGCATCCAGAAAATACAGAAGAAAAATATCATAAATTAAATCTTGATATGCAGTTCGTCCTAAAACGATTGGAAAACGAGGAAAGAGAGATTGATAAATTAGAAGAAAAAACAAATAGATTATTAGCTGATAGTATTTTTAAAAAGTTTAAGCGAGTAGATGGCAACTATAAAAAAGACTAGAAGCAAAAGCTATAGAGTCTATTTGATTTTATCTGAAAAAGGTAATCGTCTTTTTGGCGCGTTCCCTTACTCCGATGAAGGTCTAGCCGATGCGGAGAAGTATGTAAAAAAAATCACCAAAGAACATAAGGAAAAATTCAAAATTGAGGCTTCGTAAAAAAAGTGCTTGACTTTCCCGTCAGTACAATGTAGTATGTAGACAGGTTATGATTACGAAGGCAAAACAAAACACGGTCAAGCAATCCGAGGATTTTAAATCTTACTCTTTCGGTATCAAGAAAGAAGGACTTGCTCACATCTTCAATGTATTACGCAATCAGCTATACTCAGATAAAGTGCTTGCGATTATTCGTGAATACTCTACTAATGCGGTTGATGCCCATACAGAGGTAGGCAGACTTGATGAGCCAATCAAGGTTACACTACCAAATCAACTTTCCCCATACTTCAAGGTACGAGATTATGGCAGAGGTTTGACAGAGAAACAAATTGGTCAAGTCTATGCCATGTACGGTGAAAGCACCAAGCGCGGGACAAACGAACAAATTGGACAATTAGGTCTGGGCAGCAAGAGTGCTTTCGCTTATGGGGATAATTTCGTTATCAACTCATTCGTTAGTGGGAAAAAGACCTCCTACAACGCATTTATTGATGACACTCAAATTGGTCAAATCTCCAAGCTAACATCAGAAAAGTCGAAAGAGAAAGACGGCATTGAGATTGTCATACCAGCAAAAGAGGGAGACTTTGAGGCTTTTAGAGATAAAGCATTATCTTTATTCACTCATTTTGAGGTCAGACCAGAAATCGAGGGAGCAGACCAGAGCAACTTCTATGGAGAAGAATCCAAATCTCTAATGCACTCAGATGATTGGACTATTCGACAAAATGGTGATTCAGTTGCAGTTATGGGTAACATAGCCTACCCATTAAGTACGAGTGCTTTAGACATACAGTATAATACAAGTCAATACTCACTTCTTAATGATGTATCTTTGTGCATATACTTCAAGATAGGAGACTTGGATATTTCGGCAAGCCGAGAGGCATTGCAATATACCGATGAAACCAAGAAGGTTATCATTAGCAAACTAAAGTCTATTATCAAAGAAATCCCCAAAAAAGTTAGCGAAGATTTGGCAGATGCCAAGAACCTTTGGGAAGCGAAGATGGTTTATGGGAAACTATTTAGTCATGGAGGACTAGGTTCCCGCCTAAATAGCGTTCTTGAGAATAAAACGCTTTATTGGAAAGGCCAAAAAATACAAGACAATCACTTTGGGTTTGCCGATAAGAGTTTAGCTATTGTTAAGACTTTTGGCAAGCCAGATAAATGGTCAAAGAAAAAGCGCGTCTCAATGGATGAGGCTCATAATGTATTATGTAACGACGACCATATTCTCATTATTGATGATCGTGATTATGTCGATGACGCAAATGGTCTAGCAAATCGCATTCACCCTCTTGTTAAGGAGTACGATTCCAGACCAGAAAGTCAAACACTTTACAAACGAGCATTTTTATTATCGTTTAAAAACAAGCAAGCCGAGAAGGATTTCTATTCCAAAGCTGGAAAGAAGAACTTCACCAAGCTCAATTCCCTGCCAAAAGTAAAACTGTCTGACATTTATGAATCAAGCAGTAGCGGCGGCACAGGAGTGAAGTCAAGCAAGCATACTACCAAAGAGTTTATTTACAATATAGACAACGCAAAATCGGGTAGTAATTGGGACTCACTAAAAAGTCAGCACTTTGATGAAGCATCAGTAGACCTTAAATCAATCAAGAAGGGAGTATATGTAAAGATTGATAGGTTCCTTGTCCAGAATAGAGGCATGGAGACTCATCCTGTTGTCTATGCGAAAAATGTAGTTGCCGCTTGTAATCAACTTGGGGTATCTATACCAAAGGTGTACGCTTTTAAGCCGAAAAGGGCATACAGCATAAAAGAGTCAAAGAATTGGACTTCTCTTGAAGATTGGGTAATTAACGAAGTGAAGCAAAAATTTGGCAGCGACTTGCACCGCAAATTGATTGAAGCGATGTTTATCGACTCTATATTGCGCGGAGAATACAGAAGAAGTGGTAGTTTTGTTTCATCAAACAACAGTATCAATGATATAGATAGGCATTGGGGATGCTTCTTGGCAGAAATTGAAAAGCATAACTGGAAAACATTTGGCTTGAACGAAAATTCTGATCTTTACAAGTTGTTTGAGTTTTTTGAGGAAAAAGGACACAAGAAAGATGAAGCCGATTTGAATAAAGTTCGGGACTCACTTGATTCTTGGATTGAAAAAGCAGGACTCGACACTCAAAACATTAAGGACGAGTTATACAAAGAGTGGGCTTGCCTTGTAATTAAATGCAATGATAAGTATCCGATGATTAGACATTTGGACGATTGCAACTTTAATAGCTGGAGAGAGACTGACCCTGCTTGGATGCACGACTGTATAAATTATACAAATGTAATTGATTCAACTTGGAACTTGACAACCAAGTAAGTTTAAGGTAGGATAACAAAAGAAGGTTAAAATTATTATGATACCATATATACTGACTGATAACTCCTTGACCGTAGTAGTAAACGGCAAGGCATACACGATGGACAAGACAAACCCTGCTTTCCATCAAGCAACCGAGGCACTCAATAACGAGGACGCCGAGAAACTGGAGCAACTCTTTGATACCAGCAAAGCAGTTGAGGACTATGTTGACGGGAATATCTCCGTAACTGAAGGTCTTGTAAAATACAAGAACGAAGAAGTGCATGGTCATGTTGTGGGCAGAATCCTAGACTTCATGCGTCAAGGTTTGCCTTACAAGCCACTTGTCAAATTTCTTGACAAGTTGATGAGTAACCCATCTCGTCGCGCAACTCAGGAACTCTACTCATTTCTTGAGCATAAAGCCATGCCACTAACTCCTGACGGCAACTTCCTTGCCTATAAAGGAGTAAAGAGTGACTTCACCGATTGGCATAGTGGTTCGTTCAACAACAATGTTGGTGAGACTTTAGAGATGACTCGAAACTATGTCTGCGACGATGCTGACATTGGTTGCTCTCACGGTTTCCATGCGGGTAGCCTTGAGTATGCTCGCAGTTTCGGCAATGGAGGCAACTTGATGGTTGTTGAGATTGACCCCGCCGATGTTGTTTCGGTTCCATTTGACTGCAACTGTCAGAAACTACGCACTTGCAAATACAAGGTTGTGTCCTTGTTTGAACGCAAGCTGGAAGAACCTCTTTGTGATGACTATGGTGATTACGATTGTGAGGAAGATTGGGAGGAAGATGAAGATTCTGGTTACGATGCTGGATATGAAGCAGGGTTCAATGCTGCGAAAGAGACTTTGGGAGCGAGTGTTCCCAAGATGGCCAAGAAACTTCCCAAAAGGGATACTCTAGGTCGGTTCAGTAAGTAGTAATCGTATCCTATGCGGGGAGGCTTTTGCTTCCCCGCATTTATTTTTAAATTTAAAAATGGCACACTTTGTAAAGTTGCATACAGCAGGAATGAATCAAGAGATTCTATTCAACCTAGATACGGTAGTTAGTATCGAGCCTATGGGAAACAATTCAACGATAGTTACCCGATGGAGTCATCAGAATGTTAAGGAGAGCCTAGATGAAATACAGAGGTTGTCTACGCAAAGACAAGGCGAAGTCGTAGCAAAGTTCAATGACATTGGTTAAGGCATTAAATGGACTTGTAGTAAACCGTTATCCAACCAGAAGAACTATAATGGCAATCAACGAAGATATTTTTAATCCAATCAAACCAAAGAACAAAGAGATTCAGCACTATACTTGCACCGATATTATATCGGACATAAATCCCGATGCGGTTTTTGCTGATGGGTTTGATGCGGCGATTATAGGTTACGATGCAAACTGTACCGTAGTTTATGATTACGATAAGTGCATGGAGATTTTAATGAACGGCCAACCAGAGGGATATGATGGCATGACAAAAGAGGAAGCACATGAATATATGGAGTTTAATGTAGTTGGTGCTTATGTTGGAGACTTCACGCCGATATTTATACATAGGTTAGATGACTGATTTTGTTAAAACAGACTGTCAAGTTTGCGGCAAGCCGATAAAAGGCCAATGGGATTCTCAAGTCTATTTGGGAATAGAGACAGGTGAATTAGACGAAAGCGGAATACACCGTTGGCTAATTTACGACAAGCATATTAAATGCTCTCCAAGTCGCGCACAAAGGATTGTCCATCCAAAGTTTCCTACGGTCATTGATGACAGACCACAATTTGATTGGCGACCAGAAGCAGATAACGCTTGGACAGATGAGATGCGTAGCAAATGGAAAAAGGTCTACACCGAAGCATGGATAAGGCTGCAAGAGAAGTATAATCCCCGCTGGGAGTGTGAAGTGTGATTTTTAAAAATGTTTAAAAAAAAGAAAAAAGACGAGTTAATGACAACACATGAAATGCTTGCAAGATTACAAAAGTATGGTCTGAAAGGTTGTGAGCCGACATGGAAAGATGCAGTCGCTATGGTTATGTGTGGTGTTGTTATAGTGGGAGTAACAGTCTTACTAATGTACGCCGCAAGTCTTTAATTGTAGAATAAAAAAAAATGAAATGGTCAATCGAAAAAAGAAAACAGGGCAACGAGATTTGGGTAACTTCAAATGTCAAAGATTCTGACCCCGATATTTTTATTGGCGAAGGCTACGGCAAAGAAGAAAGAGCCAGAAGCAATCATCTAGCTAATATAATTGTTAATGCTTTGAATAAAGCAGAGGATGAAGCGTACGAGCATAAAATGAAAGAGGGTTGGGTTTGCAAGCATTGTGGCAAATCAACATTTGAAACTGATTACGAACATCTTTTTTCTCCTCAAGAACATATTGGTTGCGCTTTAAAAGAATGAATTTATTTAAAAATTTAAAAATAAAACTCGCAGCATCTATTCTAGTTTTGTCGTGCGGTTGCAATACGGTAAAATGGGAACAACCAAAACACTACGAGTGGAAATCAGAGGAACAGATTGATGGAGGTTGGGAGTATGACAAAGCCAAAGATTATGCTTGACAATTAGGCAAGTATGATGTATATTGGTAAAAGGATATGCTTACTACAAAAGGAAAAGAGTTTTTTGACTCAATCAAGCCAGAGGATGTTTGCCGCTATATGGAATACTGGCAAAGCGTTGCACCAAAGACAGAGGACGAACACTATCAGCGTTGGTTATTTGCCTACATGAGTGTCCATACGACATGGAAGAATAATGTAAGAGGATACCAAGCTATAAAAAACTTCAAGCGTTGGGAGAATGATAAAGGTAAACTGTTTCAGAAGATCGAGAAATCGAGAGTTGGTTTTCAGAACCAAAGAACTCGCTTTATCATGGACTTCAAAGAAAAGTTTTGGGGCAATGTTGATGACTTTCTGAATCGCAGCCAGAGGACTTGGACTGAATGGCGCGACCATCTTGTTAAAAAGATTCTTGGTTTAGGAAATGCAAAGACTAGCTTTGGCTTGGAGATGGCATTCCCAAACGAGGCAGAAGTTACTTGCATGGATACTCATTTATTTCAGTTCTACGGCCTTGACCAAACAAAGGACGCGAAGCACTACAAGAGCATTGAAGCCGATTGGCTCAAGCAATGCGAAGCGAAGCGAGTACCGTCTTATATTGCACGGTGTATCTATTGGGATAAGAACCAGAACAAGCGTAACTCACGCTACTGGTCATACTGCTTGGAAAAATGATGCAAGATAACTACACGGGCATAGGGCTAAAGGACTGCAATATAATTGTCCAAAAGCAGTATCAACCTAGAGAAATTAAAATTACCATTCATTCTAAAAAGATACCAGAGATGAAAGAGGTTGACAATATGATTGAGTATCTTGCAGAAGAAGGTTTTCTTGATTACGAAGATGAAGCTATACAAGAAGAAACAAAATTACAAGTAGGATATTTACCAAAATATAAATTCAAAGCATTAGAAACAATTATTAAAAAAAATATAACAAATCATGGATAGTCAACAAACAGCAGTAAATACATTGGAAGAAGTGATTGACAGTATCGAAAGTCTGGACTTGTCATTCCTCCTTGGCGAAGCAAAAGGAGATGCCGAATACTCGTTAAACGAGGTTATCATCGACTTACAACATATCCGAACGATCTTTGATGCAGGGCAAAATTAAAATACTTGAGTCAGACAACGAAGGAGTTGTCAAAAGCAAAAGAGTGTTTAATGATGTAAATATACATTTCTCTGGCTCAAATACACATAGACTGACGATAAAGTCAAAAAGAGAAACCGAATACACTTTTGAAATTGATTTTGTTACCATCGAAGCAAACTCACTTCTTTTAGATGGAGAACTATTCAACTCAAATTACGAAGAAACAAAAGAACAAAGTGATGTAAGTTACATCTCACTCCGATTCACTCCATTTTTAAAAAAGTTTTAAAATGTTTTGACTAAACATTTATTTTACTACTTAACAGACAGTCTTGTAGCTTACACAAGTTGGCGTATGAGTTGGAGTATTTGGTGCGGAGAGATAGGTAAAGATGAAGATGACTATAAAGTAACAGGAATGGAAATGAACACGCATTTAGGCAGAATGTATTTAGGGAAAACAGCAATATATTTAACAGAGGAAGAACGCGAACTTTTTGAAGAAGGTTCTTGACATTAGCCTCAGTATATGGTATCATAAAAACATGGATAACATTACAACACAAGTGTTTTGGGAAAAAAATGGTTTAGTAAATCGCAACCCAAACATTAACGACAACCAAGTTTTTTCACGATGCCCAACAAGAGACTTTCCGTATGATGCGGTTTCGGTCAGGATAAACAATCAGTCGAAAGGCACGGCAACTGTCTATTTCAAGGATGCGCTTAAAACCCGTACCTATGGTTCTGGAAACAAACTCTCTCAACAAAGCTACGAGTATTGCGACTCCGAGATAAAGGTTACTCTACCAGTCAAATCAAATTGGAATGGCGAGGATTACAACTACTCGATGCAGGGTACTATACCCAAGAAATACGACCTAATTACTTTCGCTAGGATTCTCCAGTATGTGCGGGATGAACTTGAAGCAATGTCTGGCGCGTCATACAACATCCCTCATTCTCGCGTTGCAGAAAAGATGCACATTTAGGAAAGTCGGCATAAATTATGGGCTTAAAATATAGACACATAGTTGAAAATCGCATGACAGCACAAGACCAAATTGACAAGTGGATAATCGAAGCAACAAGTTCGTATAACGATGGTTGGACGCAACAACACTACCGCGACCAACTACAAGAGGTTTACGACAGACTTAATGTTTTGGAGTTTATATTAAAAGATAAAAATGGCAAAAAAAGCAACTAGCGGCAAAGTTTCGCTCAACGACAAGAAAAAGAGCAAGGGCAAACACGCCAAAAACAAACACTCTTGGAATAAAAATAGTAAGAACTATGTCAAAGCATACAGAGGACAAGGACGATAAAATGACCATAACGGTCGAAAGGGGAGAAGAAACCATCTCTTTCGAGACTTGCCCTGACTTGCATATCTCTGAATTTCGAGACTTACTCATGCGTTTAGCAGCAGCGGTAGGTTATCACCAGAGCAACATTGAGGATTATTTCATAGGCAAGCCTGACCAAGACACTCAATTTGCCAACGAAGCAACTGCTCAAAATTTTCAGCAAGATATGGATGTTGTCCATAACAATATACTAGCAAAGAATTACAAGAGCCTTAAAAAATGAAGAAGATAAAAACAATACTAACAATTATATCTTTAGCAGTAGTGCTTGGTTGTTCATATTATTCGTTCTCGACTTTAAACCAACTCATGTCTTACCTAGACGAGATTGAGAGGGTAGCAAGAATGGGAAACGAACCTACTTACCATATAGTCAAGAATGAAAATTAAATTACCTATCTATTGGGACTTCAAGAACCAAGAGGAAAACGAAGTCATCGTGAATGTGCCTAATGCGGCAGTCAAGAAAGTATTTATGGACTTCTTGCTACGAAAAGATTACGATAATAGGCGAGAGTGGTTGATTAAAAATGTACCAGAAATCAACTTGAACATACCAAAAGAACTTTTTTAAAAAAATTTAATTAAATTTATTTATGTCATTAAAAACATTACTTGAATATCAACTCTCATCGGGCGGCTCGGTAGATATACCACTCGAAACTATCCGAGAATATATCCTCGATGAGATAGCAAGCAATCAATCGCACACGACGATTTGCAGGGTACTTGAAACACTTACTGGATACAGAGTCGATTCAACTGACGAACCAGACATTAAACGAATTACCGAATGAAACAGATTGTAGCAATACGAGAGTCCATCCTCAATGCAGAGGACGAGAAGATGCTCAATCGGATGACTCAGGTTGCCGATATAATGGCAGAGCAACTTGATGAGATTCCAGAGCGTACCAAGCGTAGATGGAAACTGGCTCAGAAACGAGCCGAGGCGCGGCTATTAAAGCAGAAGGAGTCAGGACAAGGCAAGGCTGAGAAAGTGGCTCAGAAGGCAAATACGAAGCCTAGAAAGCATAAACTAAAAAGCAAAGCACAAAGGAATACATCTTGACTTCTGTTACAGTCCTTGATATACTAATATACTGATACGCAACGATTTACTACTTATTGATATATGAACCCTTTACTTTGTCACATATTACATACAGAATACAATTTGATTATATTTCTTTTAATACTTATAGCAATTAGCTACTATGTGTTCACACATACAGAAGGTTAAACATTACATATTATGAACATGAAGAACAATACATATAAACATTTATATTTAAATTTATTTAAGTTTAATTAAATTAGATTGGTTGTATCGCAAAGATATAATTGCAAATATAGCCGCCGATTTAAAAAAATTTAAAAATTTAATTTAATACTTTTTCTCCTTTATCTATTACTCTATTTAATACTACTCAACATATAAGCAAATATATTAAATTATTTTTATTTATATTATTATTTTATTATTTTGGCGCGGGGTAGCCAAGTGGTAAGGCGGGAGTCTGCAAAACTCTTACTCGTCGGTTCGATTCCGACCCTCGCGTCCATATTTGTGAATGAATCGCGGCGAAATACTTAATCATATTTGTGAATGAATTGGCCCGAAATATTATTATGCAAATATAACAACTAACAAACAAAACAACATACAATTTTTATTTAAATTTTTTTATTTAAATTTTTTTGTAGTCGTATTTGTGAATGATTTTCGGCGTAATATTAACTAATAAATGTGATTTAAATATAGTCAAATATTATAGCCGCCGCCTATAATGTGACACTTTTAAAAGAAATCTAATAACATCATTCTTTTATTAAAAAATTTTAAAATAAATTAAAATAAGTCAAGCAATCTCAAACATAGTCAAATCAATCATCTTTTTAATTAAATTTATTTATTCATTTAAATGTTTTTTTATGTTGACAAGTGCTTCAGCTTGTGCTATTATATGTATATGTCAACGATGACTAGAAAGAAAGGATCGGGCCGCACTAAAGGCGCGACAAGCCTCATCGAAGTCAACCTACGAGAGCTTAACCGTGTCTTGCGCGAGGACGCTATCGTTATGGTTGGAAGGAAGTACGCCGAGCAACTCGGACTTCAGACAGGCAATCGTATCATATCTAATTATGCGAATGTGTCTGCCGCCGCGCCAGTTGAAGTGAAAGAGACTGCCCTTGAAGAAGAAAGCAAGGTAGCAGTAAAAAGTATTGACTTTTAATCAAGTAACTGTTAAGATAGACTGATGGATACGACTACATTCCCCGACATAATCGGGCAAGAAAGCGCGAAGCGCGTACTGGATTTCCATATTGGAGGGTTCAAGGCTACCTCGGTTATGCCTCACCTCATGTTTGTCGCGCCCAAGGGTTGCGGCAAGACAACGATGGCGAAGGCAGTTGCGCGTACACTTAAAAGTATTGACGATGCCAAACGGTACTTTGAGATTAACTGTTCTACGATTAAGAATGTAAAGCAGTTCTTTAATCAGTTGGTTATTCCGTTGATGCAGGACAGGGACGCTACCATCCTCTTTGATGAGGCAAGCGAGATTCCCAAGGATGTTTCGATGGCTATGCTGACCATCCTCAATCCTAACTCCGAAAACATGACATCATTCTCTTTCGAGGATTATACAGTTGACTTTGATTTTAGTCGGCTATCGTTCATGTTCGCCACAACCGAAACTCAATCCGTATTCCATGCCTTGATGGACAGGCTGGAGCGTGTTGACCTTGAGGAATACTCTATTGAGGAGATGGGGCAGATAGTTGCTCTGAACCTCGACATAGACATTGATCCAAAAACATTACAAGATATTGCATCTGTATTGCGGGGCAATGCGCGAGCAGCACAAAAAATGGCTCATAAAATTGTGTCTTATTGTGGCCAGAAAAAAGTTAAAAGATTTAATTCAACTCATTGGAAAGAATTGAGTAGGATATTAAACATCTTTCCACTTGGTTTAAATGTTACTGAAATCCAGTTGCTAAACATATTAAAAGATCACAAAGATTGTAGTCTTACTAATTTGTCTGCAAAAACTGGTATCAGCAAAGCAGCAATTCAAAGAGATTTTGAAATTTACTTGCAAAAGCATAGCTTAATGGAGATAACAACCGCTGGAAGAAACATAACAGCAAAAGGTTTGGATTATTTGAAATTAATTGCTTGACTTTCGCGGCAGTTAGTGATAAGATTAAGAAGTAGTCAGGGAACGGCCCAGACAAAAAAAACAGACGAATAAATTATGGGTATGCGTAATCATACATATCGGTTGGAGGTTCAACGCCAGACCGGCGGAGACCTGAAAGTTGTGACCGCTGAACAGTTGGTCAAGATCAATCAACACTCTCACTCATACGAGACGGTTGATAAGGCGGCATTCGCCGCTTCAATGAACGGCCCAAAGGCCGCTCGCCGCACTACGAAACGCCGTAGTTAGCGGATAGGAGACT